TAAGAAAAGAGGGAAAGGACGTGGCAAGAAGAAAAAGTAAAAAAAGAGACTCGCGCTTAAAAAGAGCGGGTGTATCAGGTTACAATAAGCCAAAACGTACTCCCAAACATAGGAAAAAGTCCCATGTCGTAGTTGCCAAAAAAGGCAAGAAAGTGAAAACTATACGATTCGGGCAACAGGGTGTTAGAGGCGCTGGTAAGAAGCCAAAGTCAAAAGCACAGAAAGCACGGAGAGCATCATTCAAAGCTCGTCATGCAAAAAACATACGCAAGGGCAAAATGTCTGCAGCGTATTGGGCAAACAAGGTAAAATGGTAAAAGATATAGACTTAAGATATATGGACGAGAGCTGGTTAGACAACCTCTCAGACTCCGCAACACAAGTTCTAGACCAAGTAGACAGAGCGTCTCGAGAGTCAGGAGAGCTTTCACAAGAGAACCTGCAAATGGCATCATTATGTGGGGGCTTTCTATATCTATACCATCTTGCACAGTCCCATCAAATTATTCATTCATCAAATAACGCAACAATACATTGACACTAGAAATTAGTCGTAAAGACGTTATGGGCGACGAGCTTGCCCTGTACTCAGCCGAAGAGAGATTTATCAAACTACCGATAGAGCCCTACATGAACTTATTGGGGGTAACTCCTATAGCATCTCAGTACGCAATTATTAATGCAATCAACAACCCTAAGTACCGTTTCGTATGCGGAGCAGTATCTAGGCGTCAAGGTAAAACTTACATTTCAAATATAATAGGACAGCTAACAGCTCTTGTCCCAAACACGCACATATTAATTATGTCACCTAACTACTCTTTATCTCAAATATCATTTGACTTACAGAGACAACTGATTAGGCACTTTGATTTAGAAGTAACAAAAGATAACGCAAAAGACAGAGTTATAGAACTATCAAATGGTTCTACTGTTCGTATGGGGTCAATTAATCAAGTTGATTCTTGTGTAGGTAGGTCATACGACTTAATAATATTTGATGAAGCAGCACTTGTAGATGGCAGAGATGCTTTCAATGTAGCACTACGTCCTACACTTGATAAAGAAAATAGCAAAGCTATATTTATTTCGACTCCTCGTGGTAGAAATAACTGGTTTGCAGACTTTTTCTATCGTGGCTTTACAAATGAATTTCCAGAATGGGTTTCTATCAGAGCAACCTATCACGAGAACCCACGTTTTAGCGCAGAAGATATAGTAGAGGCTAAGAAGTCAATGTCCACGGCAGAATTTGCTCAGGAGTATATGGCTGACTTTAATACTTACCAAGGTCAAATATGGGGATTTGATTATGAGAAATGCGTAGCGGATCTATCAGAATTAGACACCAGTAAAATGGACGTTATAGCAGGATTAGATGTGGGATATAAAGACCCAACAGCACTATGCGTAGTGGCATATGATTGGGACTCAGAAAACTTCTATGTACTTGATGAGTACTTAGATGCAGAAAGAACAACAGAACAACACGCATTACAGATTAGAGCATTACAGGACAAGTACGATATAGATTGGATTTATATTGACTCTGCTGCTCAACAGACTAGATTTGACTTTGCACAGAATTATGATGTTACTACTATTAACGCTAAGAAATCTGTTCTTGACGGAATTGGAGAAGTAGCCAGTCTAGTAGATAATAATAAGCTAATTGTAGACCAAAGATGTAGCCATACGCTGCAATGCTTAGACCAGTATCAATGGGACCCCAATCCTAATTTGCTGAAAGAGAAACCAAAACACGATAGGCACTCCCACATGGCAGACGCGCTTAGATATGCGCTGTATACCTTTGAGACATCTGCCACAACTTTCTAATGAAGCACACCTACAAAAAAATGTTTCTTGACTTTATCGTGTTAATTTAGTATAATACAAGGTAAGAGAAAAATAAATGAATCTTAAAAGAGACTTAGTTAAATACGTCAGAGACAGAGCAAAGTCAAAGTACGACAAGGGAACGGAATGTCGGATTTGCGAAAGTACGGAAAACCTCGACTTCCATCACTTCTACGGATTGACGGAACTGTTAGAGAAGTGGTTGAGAGAGAACAAGTTAAACATTCAGACCGCTGAAGAGATAATGGACGTACGCGATACGTTTATAGAACAGCATTTATTAGAACTGTACGAAGAGGCTGTGACTCTTTGTCATAATCACCATTTAAGATTACATTCCATTTATGGAAAGAGACCACAATTACACACAGCCCAAAAACAAAAACGTTGGGTAACGAAACAAAGAGAAAAATATGGCATGGTATAACCGATTTCTAGCGAGAAACGACCTAGAAACAGACGAGAAAAATAACCCTTCGCAATACTTAATGAGTAGAGAAGAGGGGCTAACCGTTAACAGCCGAGAGGTTGTTACTCGTTACCGCGATGCTTACGAAAAACTAGAAGTAGTTAATCGTGCAGTAAACATTGTCGTAGACGATGTTGCAGAAATCCCTACAGATGTAGGAGCCAAAGTAGTAGGACTGAAACCAGTATTTAAAAATATTAGAAAGGTTACTGTTCATAACTTACTAAACATTCAACCAAACGCCTATCAAGATATTAATACGTTTAAAAGAAATCTGATAACCGATTATTTAATTGATGGCAACATATTTGTTTACTTTGACGGAGAAGGATTGTATCATTTACCATCTGAAAACGTTACAATAGAAACAGACGAACAAACATACGTTAGCAAGTATACGTACGACGGAATTATAGATTATCTTCCGTCAGAGATTATTCATGTAAAGGAAAACTCATTTAACTCTATATATAGAGGAGTTCCAAGACTAAAGCCCGCATATAGAACTATGCAGCTATTAGCAAGCATGAGAAACTTTCAGGATAACTTCTTCAAAAATGGAGCAGTTCCAGGATTAGTACTTAAGAGTCCTAATACTTTAAGTGAAAAGATAAAAGAGCGTATGCTAGCTGCTTGGAGAGCCCGTTACAACCCGAGCACAGGAGGGAGACGACCTCTAATTTTAGATGGTGGTTTAGAAATAGATAACTTGACGGAGGTTAACTTTAAAGATTTAGACTTCCAAGCAGCAATAGCCGCAAACGAAAAAATTATACTACAGGCAATCGGCATACCGCCATTGCTATTGGATAGTGGGAACAATGCAAACATTAGACCTAACCATAGATTATACTACTTAGAAACAGTACTACCTATAGTAAGAAAAGTAAACTTTGCATTTGAGCGTTTCTTTGGATTCGATCTTTCAGAAGATGTAAGTGATATACCAGCATTACAGCCCGAACTGAAAGACTCGGCAGCATATTACAGTACTTTAGTTAATACTGGAATTATGACGCCAAACGAAGTCAGAGTAGCAATGAGAATGGAGCCGTTAGAAGGGCATGACGACTTAAGAGTGCCTGCAAATATAGCAGGCTCAGCAGTAAATCCATCGGAAGGTGGACGACCTGAAGAAGAGGAAAATAATAATGGCGAATAAAAAACAAGTTTTAAAACGACTAGCAGATTATTTTGCAAAGAAGGGGCAAATGATGACATCTATGGAATATAAAGCCGCAGAAGACACACCTATGAGATTTATAATCGCCAAGAGACCTTTTGGTTCTTGGAGTAGAATAGGTCAGATGATAAAAGTCAATCACCCTGAGCAATGGGAAAAGGCGAATGCTTCTACAAAAGAACCAGTCGCTCCAAAAGTTGCAAAAGCGCCCAAAAAAGCTGCTACGGCTAAACAGCCAAAAGCAAAGAAATAAGGGGAACAATTATGCAAAAGATTTTTAATTTAACATCAACTTTTAAATCTGTGGAAGAAGCAGATGACGGAAGCGTAAATATCAAAGGATATGCCAGCACTAACGATACCGATCGTGCGGGAGATGTTATTAAAAAAGAGGCATGGGAGAAAGGAGGATTAGATAATTTTGGCAATAATCCTATTATACTTTTCAACCATGACTATAACAAACCTATCGGCAGAGCCACCTCATTAGAGACTGACGAAAGGGGACTAAAGATTACCGCGAACTTATCAAAAAGTGCTGGCGATGTAACCAATTTAGTAAAAGAAGGTATTCTTAGAGCATTCAGTGTCGGCTTCCGCGTTAAAGACGCAGATTATATGGAAGAAGGCGATGGATACTTAATAAAAGATGCGGAGTTGTTTGAAGTAAGTGTGGTATCCGTACCCGCTAATCAAGCAGCCACCTTCTCTGTGGCTAAGTCTTTTGACACGAAGGAAGAATATTCCGAGTGGAAAAAGCAATTTGTCAAAAAAACCGAGGTAATTACGCCTCAAGTTAATACAGACAATACGTCTGTCTTCAAGGAAAATATAATGTCAGAAAATAAAGACTTTAATCTTGAAGAGTTTGCAAAGAACGTTGCTAAAGAAACAACTGCAGCTATTGCGATGCAACAAGCCGATGCTAAAGCGAAAGCTATAGCGGAGGAACAAGCCGTCGCAGAGAAAGCAGTTGAAGAGAAAGCAATATCCGATACCAAACTCGAAGAAAAGAAAGCTGAAGTATCAGCTATTATCGAAGCAGGAACATCTGGAGCAGAAACACTAGTTTCTGAACTAGAAAAACGCATAGATAGTAAATACTCTAATGTTGAACAAGTAGTAGAAGGCTTAAAAGCTGAACTACGTGAAAAATCCGAAGAAATCTCGCAAATCAGAGAATCCAAAAGAATATTTGGCGAAAGACAAAAAGGTGGAAGCCCACTTCAGTCATTTGCTAGTGATCTAGAAGATGTTTGGTTACTTGGTAAAGCTACTGGAAAAGGGCTTAATACTAAGTTTGCGAAAGAAACAATGGAAAAAGTTAACACCATGTCTGGTGTCGACGTTTCATCTGCGGATTTTGAACAAACAGTTTCAACTAACATTGAAAGAGATATTCAAAATGCCTTAGTACTAGCACCTCTATTTAGAGAAATCGCTATGACTTCTGCAACTCAAATACTACCAATCCTACCCGACTCAGGTTACGCTGAATTTACAGCTAACCAAGCCGCTACAGGATCATCACCTCATGGTAACTTAGACATGAGATCAGCAACATATGCTGATAAAGCTGGTGTGGTAATGACTGAAAGAACTCTTTCAACCAAAAAATTGATCTCACAATCATACTTAGGAAACGAAACAGAAGAGGACGCAATCTTGCCAATTCTTCCATTGATTCGTGAGTCTATGATTAGATCCCATGCTAGAGGCATGGAAAACGCAATACTTGCTGGTGATGACGCTGATGGCGTTTACGGCACAAGTGGAGCAACATTTGAAGGTTTATTGCACTTAGCAAGAAACGATTCAGATTTAACTCAGACTACAACTGCATTTGCATCAGATGCTCTTACAGCGCTACAACTGTTAGCTGCTAGAAAGAACATGGGCAAATATGGTTTAAGAGCTGAAGACGTAATCTACGTTGTATCTCAAAGAGGATACTACGAATTGCTAGAAGATGATGAATTCCAAGATGTAAACTTAGTGGGCGATATGGCTACTAAACTATCTGGGGAAATCGGAGGAGTATTTGGATCTAAAGTAATTGTATGCGACGAGTTCGCTACACCTGCTGTAGGCAAATTCCATGCTTGTGCAGTTTATGCTAGAAACTACGTTATGCCAAGACTACGCGGAATGACTGTTGAGTCAGACTACGAAGTGGCTAACCAAAGAAGAGTACTAGTTGCTTCACAAAGAATAGGCTTCATCGATCTAATTGATGGCGCTACTTCTAAGTGGGCACTTCAGTATAAAGCTTCTTAATAATCTATAACCGCGTTAGCGGGTATGATGAAATATGCTGGGTGACTTGGGGGAGTAATTGCTCCTCCAAGTTTCACCTTTTCAAGGACACAAAATGGCAAACTTAATTACACGACAACAGTACAAAACGTATACTAAAATGGATCACAGCAAAGACGATGGTAAAATCGATACTTTGGTGGAATCTATTAGTCAAATGGTTAAGACCTATTGTGGACACGCAATTGTCGACTTTTATTCAGCTACTAAAACAGAGCTGTTTGACGTTGACGACAGATTAACTTCGGAGATATTTATCACAGAATCTCCACTCACTAGTGTTACTTCCGTTCAGGAAAGATCTTCAATAGCCGATAGCTACACTACACTAACCAACAATACGCATTACTATGTAGATACAGAACATGATCGTATTAGAAGGATAGATGGCAGTACAGGTATTGATTATTACCCCCAAGGGTTCGCATCAGTTAGAGTTGTATACAATGCTGGATACTCAGCATGTCCCGCTGACTTAAAGTTAGCAGTATTTGACTTAATAACTTATTACCTAAAAGAGGAACATAAAACACAACGTTCAATCGCTGGAACTACGATAAGAAATGAAGGTAGTACTTCAATCAGAAATGATATAGGTTTTCCAGATCACATAAAACGAGTACTTGACCTTTATAAAATTATAGATATAGTCTAATGGCTAAAAGATATATAGACA